TCAACTCCAGCGGCAAGATCCCGCTGGCGACGAGCTACATCGTCAACAGTTCCTCGTCGAGCTTCGTCGTGTCAACGGTCACGAGCTGTGGGCCGACGACGGGCCCGATCTACGCCAACAGCTACGGCGCCATGAACAGCACCTTCAGCAACAAGATCAAGTCGATCTACAAGGCCTAGTGCCTGGACCCAGATGTGCGCTCACAGATCGGCATCTGGGTACTTCGTGCGTGTGGAGTTGTGAGGTTCTCCAGACGCTCATGTTTAACAACCTTAATGCACAGCTACACAACACCACACGAGCGAGGTGATCCGGTGCGTTTGAAGATTAGGCACAACATGGAGATGGCTCACAGGCTGTCTCTCGACACTGGCAAGTGCCAGCAGATCCACGGTCACGGCATGCAGGTCGAACTGGTTCTGCTCGTGAGCGAAGGATCCGACGGCATGGCCGTTGACTCGCATGGCAACAAGTTGGAGTTCGGTCGGCTGAAGAGGACCTTCCGGAACCACATCGACGCCACGTACGACCACCACCTCGTCTTGAACCGCGAAGACCCCTGGGCCGGACTGCTCAACGTGTCGGATGACAAGGATGTGATCGACTGGCTGCAGCTACCCGGTTTGGTCTGTGTACCAGGTGACCCGACGGTCGAGAACCTCGCCAAGTGGATCGCCGAGTGGGCCTGCAACGAGTTCCACGTCGACGTCATCTGCCGCATCGACGAGACCAAAACTAACGGAGCCGAGGCCATGTACCAGTGGTCCGGCTTCGAAGCTAAGTTCGCGAAGGGAGCACGATGACACTACGAGAGGTGTCGGCAGAGCAGGGTGCAATCCTCATGTACCATGTTGAGGATTGTTGCTGTCGCTATGTCTCCTCTCCTAAGGACACAACTGACGTGAAGCTAATCGATACGCGCTGCATCAAGGCGTATGGCGTTCCTGAACAGGAGAAGCAATGAAACTGAGGGTGATCGAGGTCTATGCAAGCTACCAGGGAGAGGGACCCAATACCAGCAAGCCGACCGTCTTCGTACGGTTCGCCGGCTGCAACTTCAAGTGTCCTCTCTGGCCGTGTGACACTCAGCACGCCATCGACCCGAAGCTGTTCAAGGACACGCAGCAGTTCGCCGAACCAAGCGAGCTTGCAGATATTGTCAACGCCTTCCGCATCGATAACATCTGCCTGACTGGTGGTGAGGTCTTCCTGCAGAACGCTGACGCGCTGCGGGAGTTCACAGGCTACCTGCACGCAGCTGGTCGAGACATCGAGTGCTTCACAAACGGTGCACTCGCGTGGGACGAAGACACGACGATGGACATCTCCACGTTCATCCTCGACTGGAAGCTTCCGGGCTCTGGTGAGTCGGACGCCTACGTCGCCAACGAGGACTTCGATGGCAATTTCAGTCAGCTCGGCAACACCGATGCGATCAAGTTCACCATCTCGGATCCGTACGACTACGTGGTCGCCAAGGAGCGGTACGCGACCGAGATCGCAACGCTGGAGGTCTACAAGCGTCCTCAGGTGTACGCCGGCGTCGTGTGGGGGAAGCTCTCCACGGAGGCGCTGTGCAAGTGGATGCTCGATGACCAGCTTCCCTGGAAGCTCAACGTCCAGGTGCACAAGTTCATCTGGCATCCGGATCAGATTGGAGTGTAATGCCTGGCTACTCTGGCAGGAAGCCACCAGCTCCTCCACCGCATACGTCAAGCGGTAAAGGTCCCTGCAGCTATAGCATCGTGGGGATGTTCGTCATTTCTATCGTTTGGATCATGGACAAGATCGGGGTCTGAAGTTGCCTAGTCTCGAAGGCGCAGAGATGCAGCTGCGAGAGATGAACGACCGCTACAAAGCCCTGAAGGCTGAGCAGCACGAAGTACCGGGCTGCGCTGAGGACCTGCTCAAGCTGTACGCCGGTCTCCAGATGAACGATCACGGTCGAGACACCCCGAAGCGCTTCGTGTCCATGTTGGACGAGCTGACGAAGTGTAAGGACTGCAACGGCGACTGCATCAAGTGGAAGGTCTTCGAAGAGGATGCCGATCAGATGATCGTCATTAACAAGATCCCCTTCAGCAGCGTCTGCAACCACCACGTCGTTCCGTTCGTCGGCTTCGCACACATCGGCTACGTGCCCGATGGTCGTGTGGCAGGGCTGTCCAAGTTCGCACGAGCTGTTCACCACTTCGCACACAAGCTCCAGGTACAGGAGCGGCTCACCGAGGAGGTGGCTGACTACATCGACAACAGTCTAACGCCGAAGGGTGTCATGGTCGTACTGGAGGCTGAGCACCTCTGCATGACCATTCGCGGTGTACAGACACCTGGTACAACCACTCGTACGGTCGTGACGCGAGGCGTCTTCGCCGATCACTCGCGCACGGCCAAGATGGAATTCCTGGCAGGGATCAAATGACACAACCACTCCCCCCGCAGACCACCTCTGGTGCTGCCTGGAACGACAGCCTCAGCCACCTGATCAGGCAGTGCACGGGTGACAGCAGCCGCTGGTTCCCGAAGAACCAGGATCTGGCCTTCACTACGCTAGCGATGGCTGGCGAGGTCGGCGAGGTGGCGAACCTCGTCAAGAAGGTCGTTCGTGGATCGCACGAGCTCGAGGAGGTGCTCGGTGACCTGGAAGAGGAGGTCGTCGACGTTCTCATCTACCTCCTGAACCTGATGGGCGCTAAGGAATTCGAAGGCGTCGACTGGATGATGATCTGGAATCGTAAGCGTGCATTCAACGCTGCACGCTTCGGCCCGCGCGTCGAGATCATCGACCCGAAGTTCGGAACCTACGGACCAACCGACGAGGAGCGTTCCGGTGAGTGAACTGGAAGACAAGATCAACGAGTTCGCGCTCGAGTACGACCGCAAGACGTTCGAGCGGCACGTCGCCGGCGAAGAGAAGTACGGTCCGGGTACCTGGCTGGGTATCGATACCCTCCAGCACGCCATGGACGAGGTGCTCGACTTGGGTAACTATGCCAAGTTCACCTACATCAAGCTCCGCATGCTTCAGGAGAACCTCGCCACGTTCCAGGCTGACGCCAGCATCGCACGGGCGAAGCCGGGCTACGACGGTGAGCTCTCCAGACTCCACACGGGCGGTGTTCCGGAATGAGAGCAGCACTCATCCCGCCGAAGGGACTGTACGATACGGCAATGCAGTCGGACATTCATCTGGTGCTGGCTCAGCACACGATGACCGACTACGTTGTCAACTACATGTACAACGTCGGCGATGACGACTTCGTGATCGTGGATAACGGTGCGGCAGAGGGTAACATGGTCTCCTTCGAGACCTTGCTGCAGCGTGCCTACGCCTACGGTGCGGAAGAGATCGTCCTGCCGGATGTCATCGGCGACTTCAGCAATACGATGCTTCTGGTCGAACACTCCTTAGTCCAGTGGAAGCAGAGTGCTGTCTACGGTGGCCTGAAGTTCCCGCAGGCGATGGCTGTCGTACAGTCGAACGGTGCTTCGTCCGAATGGCAGGACTGCATCAGGTTCTTCGAGAGGTTCCCGCAGATCACGACGCTGGGGATCCCGCGACACTTCGTCGACAAGGACAAGTGGATGCGTCACCAGGTCTTGTCCTGGATCAAGGGACACGATCTCGACAAGCGCTTCCAGGTTCACCTGTTGGGAACGAACCCGAAGTTCCCTGCAGAGGTCAGCGTGCTGGCGAAGGACCACTCGTGGGTTCGTTCAGTCGATAGCTCGCTTCCGTACAACTACGCCATCGCTGGTCAGCCTCTCGACGCGATGCCCCGGAAGGAACCGATCGGCCGGCCTGACGGTTACTTCACCGAGGAGCGTAAGTACGACCAGGACCAGCGGGCACTGGTCATCGACAACATCAACACGTTCATGAGGTGGGCAAGTGGAACCGAAGGCACCGCTCGCTAACTGCGACGCGTGCCCTCTCAAAGACGATGGGTTTGTGCCGTCCCTCATTCCTGAGGGGCGGCCTCGCCTGGCAGTCGTGGGAGAGGCACCAGGCTTCCAGGAGACTGCATACAAGGAACCATTCAAGGGACCTTCTGGCAAGCTGCTTGATAAGGTCCTCAACCATCACGGGTTCGATCGAAGTGAGGTGATGTACACTAATGTTTGCCTATGTCGCCCCCAGGATAATGCTACACCTCCTGCGGCGGCGCAAAGTGCTTGTCGACCGCGTCTTATGGCTGAGCTCGCAGCCTCCGGCGTACAAGATGTCGTTGCATTGGGTGGAACGGCCGTTGGTGCTCTCGTTGACGATCCGCGGTCCATTACCGCGCTACGAGTGGGGCCACCCAAGCTTCCTACCAGAGCTCTTGGGCAAAGCGACGTTCAAAGAATTGTCCCGACGTGGCACCCGGCTTACTGTCTCCGAAATGCAGATGCGTTTCCAACGCTAGTTTCGGACATCGAGAAGGTCACCCATCACGATGCTGGTTCATGGGTTGAGCCTGATTGGTACTACGCGGACGAAGTCGAGCTAGCGTATCAACGAGTTCGCGACCTGATGGAGTGGCAAGACCAGACAGGACGCTACGAGCTCGTTGTCGATATCGAAGTCGGTATTGAGAAGGATACTGCCTTCGATCACCCGAACATGTACCAGATGCTCTGTATCGGTTTCGCCTGGGATAGGGAGAAGGCAGGTGTCATTGGGGAAGTTGCTCTTCAAGACCTTGAGGTTCGGCGGATCGTGGGGGATCTACTCCGGCGATCGAAGCTCATCGCACACAATGGCAAGTTCGACCTCGCGGGTATGTATCCATGGTATAAGGATCTTGTCCTCTGGTTCGACACTATGCTCGCCCACTATGCTCTTGACGAACGTTCCGGAGGTCACGGTCTCAAAGTACTGGCCGTGGAACGTTTGGGTGCACCAGCATATGACGATGAGATCAAACGCTTCGTCCCGCGCGGTGGTAACTATGCGAACATTCCGAGGGAGATCCTCTACAAGTATAACGCCCTGGATGTCGCTTGCACGTGGAACCTGTACGAACTGTTTTCTACCGAGCTGGACACACCCAGTACAGACGTATGGCCCTATCCTGATCTTCCCATTAAGACTTTGCGTGACTGGCATGAGTTCCTGGTTGCAGCATCAAACCAGTTGATGTTCCTGGAGCTCAACGGTATCTCAGTCGACATCGAGTACAACACCGAGCTCAGCTTCGCATACCTCAAGAAGCTTGAGGACATGGAGGCGAACATTGTCGAAATCGTCAAAGCCGCAACTCACGGTAAGACAGAAACGTTTAATCCCAGAAGCCCGAAGCAGGTCAAAGAGTTCCTCCTCACCCAAGGGCTTCGTCCCGAGTCAACGAATAAGGATACCCTTCAGGGGTTGTCCGAGCGTCTCGCTCCAGAGAGCTACGCCGGCCAATTCGTTGATGGACTTATGGACCACCGTTTCGAAGCAAAGCGATACGGGACCTTCGTCAAGGGTATTCGTCAAAGGCTTTACGGTGGACGTGTGTATACCAACTACATGCTCCACGGCACGACCTCTGGACGCCTATCGAGTCGGAACCCGAACCTACAGAACATTGTACGGGACAAGGATATTCGGCGGCAGTTCGTTGCGTCGAAGCCTGGCAATGTACTCATCCAGGCAGACTACAAACAGGCCGAAGGCCGAGCTATTGCTTGGCTGGCTCAGGATGTATACCTTCGTGACATCTTCGCCGACCCTGATAAAGATCTATTCGACCAGCTCGGCGCAGGTCTGTACAAGACCGACGGCAAACTAACGAAGGAACAACGTGTTCGAGTCAAGGCCTTCTTCTACGGCATCGGCTACGGAAGAACGGCTTACACGATCGCCAAGGAGTACAAGCTACCTCTTGACGAAGCCAAACGTGACTACGATGCATTCCTCGACACGATTCCTGCAGTCGTTGCATGGCAGGCGGCAACGAAGCAACGGATCCTTCGAGGAGAGGATCTCATCACGCCTTTCGGTAGGCGTCGACGGTACAGTCTCGTTACGCCTCAAAACCAAAACGACATCTTCAACGAAGCGCTGTCGTACCTTCCGCAGTCCATCGCTTCGGACATCTGCCTCTCAGCACTTGTTCGACTTCGTCCAAAGCTTCGCGGGATCGGATTCATTCGTCTCACGATTCATGACGCGCTTGTTGTCGAAGCACCTGAGTCACGACTGGACGAAGTGTCTGAAATGCTTCGATACGAGATGGTCGAAGCAGCACGCCGCATTACCACGTACGTTCCATTCGAAGTAGACGTGTCGCACGGACACAGCTGGGGAGACCTCTAATGGCAATGAGTCGAGCGGATGCCCTGAAGATGGCAACGGAGATTGTCACCGAGCAGACCGCACCGGAGAAGAAGGCAAACGGCTACGTCCACGACAAGTGGGTGCCAACACCTATCGAGCAGAAGACCAAGGCGATCCTGGCCATGGCCCTCTTCCTAACTAAGGAGGAGGTGTCCAATGCCTCGGGGGCAGAGAGCTGAAGTCGGAACTGAGACGACCAACGCGAACGGCTACACTCAAGTCAAGACCGAAGAGGGTTGGATCGGTAAGCACACTCTGATCCTGGAAGAGAAGCTCGGGCGCAAGCTTGTTCCAGGTGAGCGAGCCATCTTTAAGGATGGCAACCGAGCGAACCTCGACGTCGACAACGTGGTGCTCTCCGAGGCACAGAACACAAAGTCCATCGAGTCACGCATCGCCAAGCTACGTGCTGAGATCGATGACAGGGTCGCTCTGATCAACGATCTCACAGACGAGCTCGCTAAAAGAATAGACAAGTAACAGACCAGATAGCCGAGCGGTTAGACCAGAGGACTTAGCTGGTTGTTTACACTTGGGCGGGCTTGTTTGATCGCTCGGCTATCTCACGTCTATACAAGAAGTCCTTGAAGCCAAACGCCACACGGCCTTGGACAGACAGAAAGGACAACGATGACGATCTACGCGATTGATCCTGGTCCTCATACAGGTATCTTCTGGCGTGAAGGTCACCTGGAGTTCCGAGCTGAGACGCTCGAGCTGGACGAAGGTCATCTGGAACTGTACAAGTGGCTCGAGGCACACATCTGGTCAGGCGATCGGATCATCCTCGAGAGCTTCGAGTTCCGCAAGGAGTACAAGGACCGCGAGTACCTGAACTACAAGGCCGCGGAGTACATCGGCGTGGTTAAGACCTTCGCAGCTAAGACGAAGACACCGCTGACCATGCAGACGGCTTCGACGGCGAAGGGCTTCTGGGACGACGACAAGCTCAAGCGCATCGGCGTGTACAAGTTCTGTGGCACGCGACACACTCGTGATGCAGCGAGGCACTGGCTGCACTACTGGACGACACGAATGGGTAACCAAGAGTTCTTGTTCCGCCTGAAGTGAACAGAACCCTGGCCTCTCACCAACGGGAACTGCGGAGGCACGCAGTGGTGAGAGGCCAGGAGTCTATTTACTTAGAAGAGGTCGGGAGGGGCGTCACGACCGTCTTCACGTCGACGTCGGGGTTCTTCTGGGCCTGATCCACGAGGTCGCCCGTGGTGAGCTTGTTTGCGGGCGCCAACGCGGCGAACACCGCCGGCAGGAACAGTCCGAGGATCGTCAGCCACTCTCCCGTCGACACTCCCCCGCTCTGCGCCGCCTCGAAGGCCGGGATCGCTACGATCAACCCACCGACTATCGCGGCGATCAGCTTGCTGTACTTTCCGAGCATGGTGTACTCCTTGCACGATGGTATCGACATGTTCGTCTAAAATTACCACCTCGGCATCCTCGCCGTGTGGAGTTTTGAGTAGTGCACGGACCGCCTCGTGATCCGTTACGTCATTCGCCTCTGCGTGCGACATGACCGCGTTCGTATGTAGGACTACACGATGAAGTCGCCCATCATCCATCGTACAGTCGACGTTGAACCGAAGAGGGTCTGCCTTCTCCAGGTTGTGGTATTCGATCATAGTCTGAACGCCACCCAGGAAAGCGTCTTGGCCGTTGTGCCAGTAGCCCATGTCACGGTGAAGCCTGTTGGACCCAACGTTGACAAGTCGGATGCTACGGCAGTTCCAGCGTTCTGAATACTGAACAGGACTAGCGGCGTCGTGTCGAAGGCGTTTGGGAACGTGATGGTGATCGCACCGAAGCCTGACGCGATGTTGTTCCAGCCCGTGACGATACCATCATCAGCACCGAAGCCGTCGTTAGCTACCCAACGACCCTTGAAGCGGAAGTGCTCAGTGTAGCCACCCTGCTGACCAACGGCCACGTAACACTCGTTGCCCACGTGAGGCTGGTGCGAGAGGTACGCTGTCTGCTTGTTCAGTAGTAGCTTGCCGCCATCGAGGTTTCCACTTGCATCTTCCAGGTGAGTCTCGAACGTCGCGCCGTTGACGTCGGACTCCCAAGCGAACTGTGCTGCAGAGTATCCGCCATCCACTTGGCCAGGGAAGTACGTGATGGCAGGCGTCTCACCGTGTGACAACAGGAGCGTCAGGTTGCCATCGTCGTCAACAACGGCAAGGTCACCGCCACGAAGAGTAAGACGGCCACCGTCGATTGAAGCGTTGCCCAGACGCTTCGCCTGCTCCTGAATAGTAAGTCGACGATCGATGTCGGCAATCATCTTGATCAGGTCAGGATTCTCACGGTGCTGCTGAATATTACTCACGACGCGTCATCATCTCCCGCCAGGATCAATTGCACCTCTGCGACAGCATCAGCGCTTGGTGGAGTGTAATCCCAACCCAAGATGCGAGTCGAGAACGATACGCCAGGGTTCGGGTGCAGTGGATCCTTGATGACTAGGTTGCAGTAGTCACCCAAACCGTAGTCACCGAAAGCAGGCTCCCTGTCTGCCTTCATCTGAACGGTGTAAAGCGGCTGAGGCACCTTCAGGATCTGTGCCTGTGTCTGTGTCAGCTGTTCGAGAGTGTCTTGGTCCTCTACGTCCTTGAAGCTGACCTGAGCATCTAGACGTGGGAAGCCGTTGTCGAGCAGATCATCGTGAACGACCTCCACGACAAGCTGACTCTCCCCCTCACCAGCTCCCACACCGAAGATGTCCGTACCACCGTTGCCAATGGTATCGTTGCGCCAGTAGTTCAAGATGTTGCCAGGGTACTCGAACACCACGTTGCTCACGGCTGGTGGCGTACCGAGTGGCTGACCCATACGGAGTGATGCGTTGTAGCTGTTACCTGTCCGGTTCCAGTCGACTGTCCACTCAAAGCCCCCCTCGACCAGAGTGGACACTTCATCGAAGCAGGCACGGTAGGTCTTAAGCTCCGAAGTAGCTACAGCATAGTCGATCGCATTTGCTGTAGTGAACGTCGACGGCAACGTCACTTGGATGCTCATGGGATCGAACTGCATGTCAGAGAACAGCTGAAGGAAGATGTTACGAGGGTCGGCCGCTGTGAAGGTTCTGTCGAAGTTCACCAGACGCTTCGTCGGATACTGGTCCAGCGTCTTCGCGTAGATCTGGCAGCTCTTCGCTTGGCTCTGATAGGTCCTTGACCAGACCAGCCCGGCCCAGTAGACTCGAGTATCGGTCTCCGCGATCACGAAGCACCGTCCGGGAATCGTAGCTGCGACGAGCTGATCGTTGGTCAGGCCTGTCTGGTCCAGTCCGAAGGTAGCGTTGAACTCCCCACCGCTCAGTGTCTGGTTGATCGAAACACTCTGAAGAGGGATCTCTTCAATGATCAGCCCAGACAAGGCATCGACGAAGACGTACCTAAGCTCCTCGGACATGACAGTTACGCCGAAGCCGAAGCGGCGTCAGTGCCACCCTTGAGGACCTCGGTCACAGCGGCCTTGACCTCAGCCTTGCTGGCACCGCCGGTCAGACCGTGCGCGATGAGTGCCTCGGCCAGGGCGTCCTCGTCGACGTCGGCAGGAGTCGAGGACAACGCGTTGACGGTCGCCTGCAGCGAAGAGACCTGGCTCGTGAGGGACGAGACCGACGTGCCCAACGACTGAACGAGGGCGAGCGCCTGCGAGGCGTAGGTCTTGCCAGCGACCACGTTGTTGTACGTGTTGAGGAAGTAGCCCTCCATACCCCAGTATAGGTTGTCGGAGCCGTCGGAGTTCTTGCTGCCGGCCGGAGCCTTGATCACGTTGTCGGTGTGAACCATCGTGTCGAGGTCGGAAACTTCGAAGGTCATGTCCTCACTCCATCCTGGCGCCACGAGCGCCGTCAGCTGTGCGAGCGTACCTCTGTAGGCATTGGCGTCGCATGTGGTCTGTCCAGCGATCTTCGCTGAACTGGTGAACTGCAGGATCGCCGGTACCTGCCCGGAGTAGGCGTTCCACTTCGAACTGCTATCTCCCGGGTAGAGACCCGAGGCTGTACCGCTACCACTAACGTAGGCTGATGCCCACAAGGGGTAGTTCAGGCCGTTTAGCTTGTCGCCGTACACCCACTCAGGAGCGTACACAATCGGCATGAGCTTCGGTGCCCTGACTCGAAGCCGATCGCAGAACGCCTTGATGTCAGACTTCGACGGAACGGTCGACGAGTCACCGTTCCACTTCTCACAGTCCAGCTGAAGGATGAACGGAGCGTCACCCCAGCCAGGACAGATGGTGTCGAGCCGGTTACAGAACGAATCTGCCCTCGACGCACCGTTGCCGGGGTAGACAACCCAGTACGCCCCCAGCAGGAGCTTGTCACGGTGACCCTTGAACTCGTTCCAGAAGGCTCCGAGCTCTTGGTCGTTGGCGTCGCCACCAGCCTTGTGGGTGACGAACAGGAACCCTTCGGCAATCGCCTTCTCAGCCGTGTCGCCCGAGACAGCGTCGAAGTGACTCATGTCCCATCCAAAGATGGTCATGCTACCTCCTAACCAATGATATAGGTTGCGTTGCAGCGCAGGTTGTTACCCGATGACCATGCGCCCGTGGTCGATCGGACTGTTACGTTGCCTGACGTATCAATGACACCAAACGCACCAGCTGTGCCCTGGTCAAAAGCAACTTCGATCGTGTGCGACGGGATGTAAGGTGCGCTGATGATGAACGCCGTCGTGTCAGCAATGTTACCTGACGCGAATGCAGGTGTCTGACAGTACAGGTCGAACTCGACGAGCTTCCCACCTAGTAGCGTCGCCACGCGAACGTCGTTCATGGTGAAGCCGGACTGGATTGCACCGATAGCAGAAGTGGCGGAAGTGCTAGTAACTACTGTCGGAGTCGTGCTCAGTGCGAACGACTGAATCCAGGCCGAGCCACTGTAGTAGTACAAGCTGTCGTTCGACATGACGTAGGCCATCATGCCTTCGAATGCTGGCACGGGAAGGTTGGCCGGGATGTCGATAGGAATAGTTCCCTGACCGATATACGTCCGCAGGTCGGCGATGTTAGCGTTGACGATCGACGTTGCAGCGGCAGCGACGTTCACTCGTGCTAGGATCAGTGAATCGACAGGCACAGCAGGATCAGTCGGAGATGCCGCGGCAGTACCGGTGACAACAGCCAACTGCCATGCATTCGTCGCACCACTGTACGCCGTGTCCTGTACCTGTGCGATGATCAGGTCACGCCGAGCCAGTGTGGCGTTTGCGGCGGAGATGGTGAGGTTCGTCGTGGTCGGTGCCTGGCAGCTGTAGACACCCTGCGAGGTACCTTCAGTGCCTGCTACGAAGCACTGACCAGTAGCAACAGTGATACCCATCGTGGGCGAGGTCTGCTGCGTAACCTGAAGAGCGCCACCTAGTGCCGGGTGAACAGCACCACGAGGGATGAGCGACGCGGCAACGCGTGCACCGACCATGCCCGCATTGCTAGAGTTACGCAGGATCTCGGCAGTGTGAACTGCTCCAGCGTTCTGCAGGAATCCTGGTGGGTTAGTGACTGCCATGAGTTACCTCCAAGCGTTTCGGAAAGCTACGGTCGCTGCAGGTCCACCCGACGTGGTTGCCCGATACCTCATAAAGTTCGATCCCGGCTGGAGAAGGAACCAGTCAGGCTCAAGGAGAGCAGCACGTCGAGAAACCGAACCGTTCAGCTTCACTGTGCGGTAGCCCAAGTCAATCGTCAGGTAGTCAGTTGAGGCAACGTCGATCTGGAACGAAAGAGCATTGCCTGTAGTATCATTATAGATCACAGGGTTGCTGAACGGCCCGGGCAGTGTGATGACTGCAGGTGCAGGTCGATTACCACTGTTGAAGACGTTCGTCTGGTTCGGGTCAACTGGTGCACCGAAGCCAAAGTTGAACGACAAGTTAAATCCGAAACCGTTTGTGATCGCTAAGCCCTGCGACAGGCTAAAGGTCTGAAGGTTGTTGTCGTAGATGCGAGGGTCTTCGGCTTGGCACATGAACTGGATGTCACATGCACCAGTACGCCAGAGCGCATCAATGTCGTAGCGGACGCCTAGCGGCTTGGCAAACACCACACGGTCGGCGACACCAGGAGTCCCGAAGTAGAATGGCACGGCACTGTTACGTACTGACCACTGGCTCTTCAACGTATCGAGGAACGGTTGCACTGTCGTCGGGTCGTTCGAGATGACCTGACCAGTTAGCGTGATCGTTCGCATCTTCTCGAACTCAGCATCCAAGAAGCCACCGTCAGTACCTTCGTGGTCACGCTCTGTCGTCCGCAAGTCGGGAGTGTCGAGACCTTGAACCTGCGTAATGTCCACGAAGGGCAACACTGACGTATCGTTCGGGTTCAAGACTGTACCCGCATCAGTGAGCTTGTATGAGAACGGATCCATTAATTCACCTTCCCTGCAAGTTCCCAGCCAAGCTGTGTGGACGTCTTACGCGGATCGATCTCCTGCGTGTGGATGGTGATGTACTGCTGGATCGTCTTCGACGGTGCTACGTTGCCAGGCAGCTTCGAAGCCGTACCGTAAGTCGGGTTAGTGTTGTTCGTCATCAGCGATTGCGTCGGAGTAAACACCGCCGCGTTAGCCAATGCCTTGTTCTGGTCGTTCATGGTCTTCATGTAACCGTTGACGTAGCCAAGTGCAGTGTTCTTACCAATGCCGTGGAAGACTGTCGACGGCGAGTGGATGCCCAACTGCTTCTTGATCTCCTTGACTAGCGCGGTTGCGATCGACGTCATGGCCTTAGTGATGCTCTTGATCTGACTGTTCAGACCGTTGATCAAACCCTTGGCAGCGTTGATGCCTGCGTTGTACAAGTCGCCAGCAACCTTAGTACCAGTGTCGCCTGCCATCTTGCGGATCTGATCCTGGAGCGCGCTAATGTTCTTGAGGTCGTTCGTCGAGCCGTGAGACAGCGTGTCGACCATCGCACCGGCAGCGTCAACGCCCTGAGCAGCAAGGTCGGCTACTGTCTGCTTGTCCAGGCCACGCTTTGCCAAGTCCTGCAGCTCCGTCGAGAACTGCTTGACAGCTGCCAGACGTGCCTGCAGGCCTGTAATCATCGTGCCCGTAGATTTAGTCTGATTAGTGTCCAACGAGGTTAGATCGGCACTAGCCGAGATAGCATCGTTGATAGAGGTTACGAGGTCAGCTCGAATCTTGAGCTGGTCGTTATAGCTCTTAGTCGTCGCTGTCAGCTTCACCTCGAGGGCGTCACGCTTCTTGGCATCAGCGGTCAGCTTCTTGTTCGCTGACGACAACTTCTTCGACCAGGACGCGGACATCGCAGCCTTAGCATGCTTACTGATCTTGGCACCATCGATGGACTTCTTGACGGCCTGCGACAGGTTGAACATCACCTGGCTGACCTTCTTGGCATTGCCTGTGATGCCCAGTGTGAAGCCTCGAACGACGTTGGCACCAATATCCTTGAAGACCTTCGACGGCGATGCGATACCAAGAGCAGCCTTAGCTGCGCCAATGGCAGCTTTAGCTACGTTGGCTGCTGCAGATGCTGCCGAGCTAATGGAACCCTTAATACCATTGACGAGACCCATGATTACGTTACGGCCAGCAGCTACGAGCCAAGTGCCTGCACCAGCGAATGCACCCTTGACGGAGCTCGCCGCATTCGAAACTGCCTTCTTGACCGCATTGAATGCTGACGAGACTGCGCTAGGCACTTTCTTGAACCACGAGATAATGTCGCCGATGGCGTGGATGAGAGTACGAATTTGACCAACAGCCCATACAACACCTGTTGCGATCGCACGAGCAATCGCGCCGCCCCATTTGATCATTTGGCCGGCATTAGTGACAAGTGCCTTAATTAGGTTACCGGCAATCCATGCTGTCAGCTTCGCCAGTGCTACTAGAAGCTGACCCACCAACTTGGCAACAGGTTCGATGCTGGCCTTATTCTTGTTCCACCAAGCAACTGTCGCCTGCAAGGTCGGAATGACGTCGGTCTTGATAACCTGCGACATCGTCTTGAAGACTTCCGTGACCTGCTTGCGAACGGCGTTAGCTACCGCAGTAGCCATGGGTAGGAACTGTCCACGGAACTGTGCTACTAGTCGAGCAACGATCGGCAAGATGTTGGCATTGACGTACTGCCAGAGTGTCATCAATGCTGGCAACAAGTTCGCTTGGAACGAAGCCCATACCTGCTTGGCGAAGGTCAAAACTACATGACCGAGGTCGGCGAAGATACCTCTGAGCGATCCAACGATCATCTGCAGCGGTGTAGAGTTCTTGTAGGCAGCGATCATTGCCGCGCCCAACAACATGATGCCAGCAGTCAGACCTGCGAAGACCGCCACGCCCGCAGCGATACCTGCGATCAGTGGAAGCAGGATTTCACTAACGGTCGCAATGGCAGCCGCAAGTGCGGCAATGCCACCAAGTACGACAAGGATCACACCACCGATGATGCTAAGGACACCGGACCACATAGCGAACTGAGCAATGGCCGACTTGGTCCCAGGCGAGAGCTTATTGAACCAACCAACAAGCTTGCTGAGGTAGTCAACGACCTTACCGAAGGCCGGAAGCAGTGCCTGACCAAGCGACAGTTCCAGGATCTTCCAGTTGTTGTGGAGTACCTGTGTCTTGGCCGACATCGACTTCGACATGTCGCTGTACGCGTTGGTGAACGCGTCCTTGTCCTTGCTGAAGTTCTTAACCTGCTTCTGGAACTCAACCAAGCCACCCTTGGTGAGTAGCATGCTCTGCAGGAAGCGGCGAGCTTCGATCGTACCGCCGGCACCCTTGAGGACGTCGAGGATCGACTTCACTCGTTGCGACTGCGGCATGGCATCAAGCTTCTTTTTCCAGTCCGCCAGGACATCAACCATTGGACGGAACTGCCCCTTAGCGTCTCGGGTAGCGACACCGAGCTTCTTCAGGTTCGTTTCCGTCTTCGGGTTCGACATTGCATCGAATGCTCGAGCGACTGAAGTAGCCGATCGCGCCGCCGACGTTCCCATGCGTGTGGAGGTTGCAAGTGCGGCAGCCATCGTTTCCATCGACTGTCCTGCACGGACTGCCGAAGGAGTAACAAGACCAATACGTTGCGCCCAGTCTTGGTAGCTACCGACACCTTCCTTGACGAGCTCGAACTGGATGTTCAGGACTTTGTTAACGTCCTTGAACGGAATCGAGTACGAGTTCATCAGACCGATCGTTGCCTTCGACGCGGTCTGGATGTCAGTGTTACCTGCGACAGCAGCCTTAGCGAATGCCGTAACAAGTGACTTGGCCTGAGGCAAGTTAGCATCGGTCGAGGAGAAGACCTCGAACAAGGCGTCCTGGATGCCTTCGAACGGTGTAGCGATCTTACCTGCGACGTCAGTACCGATCTTACCCAGGTTAGCCAGACTGGGCTTGTACTTCTTGTCGACCTGCGTGAAGGTTAGACGGACTTGCTTGTCCCAGTCACTTGCTACACTGACAGCCTTACTCAGGCCGACTAGTGTTGCGGCGCCACCGACAATCATGGCACCACCTGCCAAGATTGCAGCCTTGCCGCCAGCTTCCACGGACTTGGCTAGCCTAGCACGTTGCTTCGCCGAGTTCTCAATCGACTTAGCTTCCTCGTCATAGGCCTTTGCACTGTCCTGAAGCTGCTGCACCTGTACTCTAGTAGCACCGCTAGCCTTAGCCTGGATAGCCTGAGCACGAAGTGCAGCAGCCTTAGCACGCGCCGAGGCAGCATCGGCAGCAACGCTCGCCCTCTTCATATTCGCCGACACGGTACCAAAGGCCTTGCTCGCCTCGTCCCGCGCACGGATCAGGAGGAGGATATCACGAACGGTTGCTGGCACGGTCCGCCTCTCGTTTCCGCTGCAGCTCGTCCTTCGCTGCACGCTCCGACGTTGCCCTACTGACTGCCTCGAATAAGTACATCAACTTCGCTGGCTGGTCGAGAAGTCCGCCTGGCTTAGGAAGCTGTCCGAACTCTTTGCAGAAGTGGTACAGATTCAGAACCTGTACCACCTCCGCCGTTGGTGGGCGATTGAGGATGACGCTAGCCTCAATCAGCCCCGTCAGTTTCCCAGGTCATCCTCGTCGAAGCTGTTCAGCTTGTCGATGTAGGTACCGACCTCGTCGCCGATCCTTGCGGAGAGCTTCTTGGTGTCCAGCTCGTTCCGGAAGTTCAGCTGACGACCGTCGGTGTCCTGCAGGTTGTGGTCGACGACCAAGTTGGCGAAGTCCCACAGCGTGATGCGCGACGTCTCCATCGCCATCTCGCCGGCATAGTCGGACTTGGTGTCTTTCAGAATCTTCATCGCACCGGTCAAGCCGGTACGGTAGATCTTCTCGCCGTACGTCATCTCACGGATGACGACGAAGCCCTCGGGCAGTGACTTGAGTTCCATCCGCTGCGGCTCACTCACTACAACTGCAACTGGCATTTTGTTCTCCCGTTGAACTTTGAGTCGACGTAGGAACTGGATTGCCTCAATCATCCAGCCCCCTTGTTAAACCCTAGGCCGTGCGGAACTCCCCAACTCCACACGGCCTAGGATGTCAAACTGTTACGTCAGCACTTCCTGTGTCTTCACCGTGATGGTGTAAGCAGACGTGGTAGGTCCGATCAGGTTCTGGTAAGCGATGCTCGCCCGAACCAGGTCACCCTGACCGCTCAGGTTCACCTCGTAGGTGTCCTTGATCGATACCGGCATGAGGAGCGAGATGCTGTTGTTCGCACCCTTGGTGGCCGTGAGTGTCAGCGTCTGCGCTGTCAGCGCCTTGAAGGCGTCGTACTCGGTACGCGTCTGGAAGTCGCGCTCCATCGTCGTGGTGACTTCGCGCTCGCCGAACTTGATGAAGTTCGCACCGCGACCCGACGACTTCAGGCGGTACTGCGGGTCGGCGTTGTCGTTGATCGTCATCTCGAACGTGTCAGCGTCGGTGACAGGCGTACCAGTCGGAACCTCGACGGAGTACTGACCCATACCGAACGGCGTGGTCGTCGGCCAGGTGACCGAACCCGGAGCCGTCTGCACAGCCTCGTCAGCACCGACGATCGACATGTTCGCCGTCATAGTACCGTCGTCGATGCCGAAGGTGAACTGACCCACGACACAGCCGGTGTAGCCGAAGACGATGCCGTCTCGGATGATCGTGATCGACATCGTGAAGGCCGGCACAGCGTTCGCGTTCGGCGTCCCCGTGTAGATCCAGTTCGGGGTCGTACCCGTCTTCACGACGTCCATGCGACCAGCCGTCATGAAGTACGGCAGGATGTCATCGAAGGCGTCGATCTCGATATCGCCCTCGACGTGAGCGTTGCCGGGAACAGCGAAGGTCACGTCAGGGCTGTTGCGAATCGCTCGCCGCCAGTTCGTGTCCTGCTGCCACTGAAGGCTCTCGCTGTTGAATGGGACGAACTTGGTCGGGGCGGTGTACGTACCCGAGACCGTCTCCTTGGCGATACCCATGATGCCGCCAGCGCCTACTCCGTAAGCCATTTACTTCGCCTCCTCTTCGGCGTCCGAGTTGGCCTCGGTGAGCACCTGCCCGTTCAGCTGTGCGACCGTGGCTTCCTGCTGAGCGACGGCGTCCTTCTCGAGGTCTTCCTTGGTGAGGTCGGCCTGGTCCTTGGCGAAATCGAACTGGCTGTCGTCACCGCCAAGGAGACTGTCGAGCGGAATGCCACTCATGTGCTGACAAGCACGAAGCTCGTCCTCGGTGAAGAACTTCGTCTCACCCTTCGCGAACACGGCAAGGAAGTCGACGGTGCGAGCCTCACCTGTGTTCGTGATTTTGTAGAGCATCAAGCCCCCAACATCGTCTTGGTCTTACCAGTCCACGTTAGGCGGACGGTCTGCATCAGCGTCTTACCCTGATTCCTGTAGGTGTACCCTGGTTCGATAGATGTTACGAACCCATGGATAACAATGCCACCATCGCCGCCACGTGCTAGGGTTAGGTTGCTATCCAGGTATCGCGCTATCGCCTCTCCAGCCTGTTCGGCTTGAAGCTTCGTCACCTGCGTCTCGTCTACGCGTGCCCAGTAGACAATGATGTAGCACTGCAGAGCGTTCTCGGTACGTTGCGGAACACCTGCCAGGCTTCGCTGTGTGATGCCGCTCTCAACACATGCCGTCGGTGTTACACCAATCCGGTTCTGGTCTCCGTAGAAGAGTTGGCCCTGCACACCCTCAGGCGACAGAAGCAAAGTGGCCTTAGCATCGTCGATGAGGTGGAAGATGCGTTGGGCTACTTCACTCGGGAACTGTACTGGTGTACCCATTAGAAGTTCAACCCCTCTTCAACCTTAGCTTCGATCCATGTTACGAAGATCAGCTGGATGGCGTCAATGTCTTCTTCCTGGAATACAGCGAACGGACGTGCCGGGATGGTAGGTGTACCGCGAGGTGCTGCACCGTGCTTGATAGTTCGCTGGTCGAAAATCTTGTACGCGGCCTTGGTTACCTCTTCGTCGTCCTCTTCGGGACCGAGGATCTTTCGTGCGGCCGTCTTGTACTTCTCGAACCAGTTACCGCCACCGAACTCGTTACCCTCGACGCCTGCCTGGTGGACTTTGCCATACCAGACGTTCTTAGGCAGGTCACGAATCGTTGCCGAGAACGCCCCGATAGACCAAATGCCAGGGCTAGACGCTGCCTCCGCCAAGGCACCCGTCCTTACGAGAACCATGCCCGCACCCTCTTTGGCATGCCGCTTGAGTGTATCCTCAGACAAGGCATCCCATGCAGGCCGACCGCCACTAACGAAGTTCTCCAGGATCGAGATCGTCATGACGTCGGTAATACCCTGCTTGAGGGGCTCTCGCATGTCCTTGAACTCATCACCAAGCATCTGCATCCGCTTAGCGACAATGCCAAGGCTCGGCTTGAACTCAAATGACTCGATAGCACGGTCGAACCGCATACCATCGATGGCTCCAGCAATCTGAGCAGCTGACAGCATGCCAACAGCTGGGTTCTCTCCTGACATGATGTCACCTCCTCAGAACACTGCATCCATTGTGAAGTACGGGCCGTACGGGTTGCCGCAGCTGTCTACGGTGTTGTCCAACGGGTACATCCCCGGAAGACCATCACCTGCAGTGTCGTCAACGTCAGTGACACCTGGAATGTCGATCTGGCTGGTCTCGATCAACGTCTGAAGGCTAACAGCTCCTGCACGAAGCAAAGCCGAGTAGGCCGACAGGTCTTCATCTTCGGAGTACTGCCGATCGATTAGCCAGGCAAGGTACATCTTGGCGATGATGGTCTTGACCATGACGGGAGTGTTCGTGTCGTTGGTCCATGCAGCCGTGTTAGCAACTACACCCATGTGTGCCAAGACCTCAGCAGTGACCTGCTGAAGCAGGAGCTCATCGATAGCGACAAGGGCAGGAGCCAGCTTGGTCTTTTCTCCCCAGGCCGAAATGTCTGCTAGCGTGACTAGGTCTGCCATGCTGACTCCTTTCCTAGTTTACGGGGGAGAGGCCCCCAGCCGAGAACCTCTCCCCTTCCCGAAGACTAGCTGGCCGTCGTAGCAGCCTTCGGGGCGGTAGCCTCGACAGGCTTCGATGGCGTGCTGTCACTCGTACCAGTGCCAGCGTCGGGGCCCTTGTCGTCCGGCTCCGCCTCGTCCGACTCGGACTCCTCCGGCTTGGTGCGGGTGAGGGCACCAGCTCGCCAGAGCCCCTTCATGGCCACCGAATCGAGTCCAGTGACCTTGTCTCCCGGCATGAACGTCACCGGGACGTGCTTGCCGTTCTGCGAACCGTCTTCCTCGAGCGTCCCGCCCTCGATGCGAGAGACGGCGTAGAAGGTGTCAGCCATTACGTGCCTCCTTACAGGGCCTGCAGGGTGTCCTTCATCAGGTATCCGGCGATGATCTTGGACGAGCTGTCGAGCGCGATGTTACGGATGTCGTAACGCCGCCGGATACGCAGGACGTCGGACGCCCGCTTCTCCTCGCGCCACCGGTCCACGAACTGCTGGCCCCAGCGGAACTCGTAGCCGTACGCCGGCGTCTTCAGACCCGGTCGGTCCGGCACGCAGGCCAGCACGACGTCGTCGGACCACACGTAGCCGAGGGCCTCGGTGGCACCGTAGTTGATCGCCGTATTGTAGCCAGCACCCGGCATGACCCACTTCTCGATGCCGAGGATCGACGCCATCAGCTCTTCCGAGAAGATGGCCCGCTCCGCGTACATGATGCGGTTTAGGAAGTCCGGGTGGTCCTGGATGGCCGCCATGACCTGGTAGGGCATGACGCAGGTGTTCGGCCGCATGAACAACTTCGAGTGGACGGCCTGGATGCCCGTCCGGAAGTTGGCGATCGGGTGCGAGGTACCCGACTGGTCCCACTGCGCCGTACCGGTGATCGTCACCGAGTTGCCGGTGGCGTAGTTGGCGAGCGTGGTCGCGGTGTTCTTGATGATCAGCTCGCGACCGAGGATGATCTTCGCCGTCACCAGCTCCGTGGCGTCGCGGTCCGGACTCAGCGGCGAGTCAGCGTTCTCTCGCTCCTCGTCCGTGACAGCGATCTGGAGCGCGTGCTCCTTGGCGTAGTACGGAGTCGTCGAGACCTGCATACCAGGAATCTCGTTCGCCTCGGTACCCGGGGCACGCTCATCGCCACGCTCCGGCAGCCACTGCTCGCGACCGTAGACGTAGTAGATGTCCGACTGCTTGTTGACCTGGACGACGGGGAAGAGCTGCTCTCCCGCGAACGCGCCCTGCGGCCACCCGACACTGATCTGAGTCAGGATCTTGTCGATGTGGACGTTGCCGGCGCCTGATGGGTTCCAAACGGCCATGCTGTATTACTCCCTTCTCAGACTAGTTACGGGCCAGCCACGACGGGCGTGGTCAGCAGGACGTCGATCCACTGGCCAGCAGCCGTGGCCGCCTGCAGTGCGATGCCGTGGACGAACTGGGTGCTGACGGCCGTCTGTGCGCGACCGACGGTGTCAGGTGCCACACGAGCCATCAGCGCGATGGCAGCACCGGCCTCGACCTTGCTGATGCCGTAGATGCGAACGTCGACCTGCGTGTTACCCGTTGCCGACTTGACAGCGTCGATGCGCTGCTGAGTGACGCCGACACACACGTCGGTGATCGCCGAGGCCTGAATGACCTGGTTCTCGTTGGCGTTCAGCTTCATGAACCGGTAGATCGTCTGGGCCGCACCGGAGTTGGAGAGGTTGTAGCCCTTGTCGAGTCCGTAGTTGGGACCGCTCATTGTTTACCTCCCCCTTATGCCTGGAAGCTGTACGACTCGGACTGGTACCGACGGTAGAGGTCGGCGTTGTTCGCGAAGACGTCGGTCATGGCGTCGGCGTAGCCGAGCTCCTTACCCGTGGTCTCCTAGAACTGCGTGGCGATCAAGGCCTCAGCCTCGTCGGACGCCGAGACACCGTTCGCCCGCGTGCTGACCTGACCGGTCGAACCGGTTTCGCCCAGCTGCACCAGCGCACCGCTGCCCAAGGTCTGGATCGCCTTGATCAGGCCGTGAACGTCCTCGTGCAGGGTCACGGGAAGCTTGTGGAGCAGCTTCGCGGCCTCGTCGAGGATCGCCGGCGCCACGATGGTCGAGCCGGTCTTGTACTCGGACAGCTTGACGTTGATCTGCGCGATCTTGTTCGCCTGCTCGAGGTCAGCGAAGCGCTTGGCGTTCGTCGCACGCTCGGCCAGCAGGATCGCGATCGCCGGGTTGGTCTTCGCCAGCTCCGAGAGCTGCACGTCCTCTGGCGTGACGGCGTTGCCGTCCTTGTCGACCTGACCCGCCGTGGTGGCGTCGTAGGTCTGACCGCCGATGACACCGTTCGGGCTGTTCGTCGCACCCGCGTCGGGACCGTGAGTGGTCGCCGTACGGTCCGGGGCAGTGGGGTTGTTCAGGGAATCGATCTTCGCGAGGACCTGCTCATCGGTCGCGTCCTCGGGAAGACCCAGCTTCTTGCGAAGCGCCTTCGGGTCCATACCGTTTCCTTCCTTTTTGGTTTCAGTCAGCTGCTTCTCGAAAGCCAGCTCACTCAGGTTGACCGGAAGCAGGTCCTTGAGGAAAGGCCTGTTCGTCACACCGCCACCGAAGAGGACATCCTGGTGCTTGGTGCCTAGCGCATCCGTCCACTCGTCCTGGAACTCAGGAGAGAAGTAGCGGTACGCCTTCTCCTTGATCTTGTCAACAGCCGAAGCCGTCCACTCAACCAGGAGCTGCAGGCTATCTCCTTCGACCTTGGCGTCCTTGACCCACCCGGCGGCTTCGTTCCCCTTTGTGGGGTCCGTCTTGTGGTCGTAGTCAATGTCAAGCTCAATGCCGCGGACCTTGTTCTTCACACTGTCCGCGAAGCGCTTCAGCCGGTCGGGCGTGAAGCTGATCTTGCCGTGCACTGGGTGCAGGTACTCGCCAACCCGCATCGCAGTAATCCAGGACGCGTGCTCGTTGAACTGGACGCCGCGGAGGTCTGCGTAGTAACCAAAGCGTGCCATGACTCACCTCCCTGCCCTGACTCGACTTGTCTCTGATTATATAGCGGTGTTAAAGGAATGTCAACGGTGTCATTTACCGCCCGAGCGATCCACCTGACCATTCTTGTGCGGTGCTCTCGGGCTCGGTGCAGGCTGCCGCGAACCCTCTACCTTAGGCGGTTGTGCCGGGTTAGCCTTGTTCGGCTGGGAACCGGGAGCAGCTGTTCCTGGGTTAGGCTCTTCAGTGGGATCCACGCCACCGCCTTGTCCAGGAGCCGACGGAGCAACGGGCTCGACTCGAGTTGCGAAGTCGATCTCGGGCAGGTCGTTCTCTTCGCGGAGGTGGGCCTCGAGGGTCTCGTCCGGGAGAATGAGACCAGCACCCACGTAGTTGCGTAGCGTGAAGGACTGGGTACGAGCATCTTCCCACTCTCCAATTCGCCGGACGCAGAGCTTCGGCGGCTTGACTCGGGAGTAGTTGATCGCCACCAACGGCTGGATAACGTGACGGTTCATCGTGTCGGCAACGGTCTCCGCAACGTACCGAGTGGCCTTGTAGAAGGTCTCCAAGGACTCCTTGGTAGTACCTGTCTCCGTGATGAAGGGAGCCAACACGTTCGCCATGATCATCTGGTTGTGGTGGTTGATCGACGGAAGGCTGTCGACCGGCTGACCCTCCAGCTTGGCGAAGTAGATCTCCCACATCGGCGGCAGCGTGATGTGGCTGCGCTCGTTCGTACGAAGGTTCCGACCGATCTGCTCAGCCAGGTCCTTGTCGGCCTTCTTCCAGCCAGGAGGCATCTTGATAACCGGAACGCCGATGCCGTGACGCTCCTTCTGGATAGCATCGATCTTGTACAGTGTGTCCTTGTACTTGTAGTGCTTGTACGCAGAACGCAGGATTGAGATGCCCTGCATGTCGCCGGCTTCGGCCTCGAGGGAGAAGATGGCCAACTTGTCGATCGGGATGAAGATGCCCTGCACCGGATCGAACGAACCGACTTGACTCATGGGCTCCATAACGATACCGTCAGGACCACCATTGCGGTCGTACTCGAACTTCTGGATGTCCGCAGGGTGACGTGGGGCGAGCTTGGCGAGGTGAACCTTACCGTCATCCTTCAGCGCGTAGACCTTCTCCATCACCATGTAGCCGTACTCGCACATGAGGAGGATGTCCTCGAGTGTACGAGACCACGACACGTTCATGTCGCACTCGAGGTTCTCCTGGATCTTCTCAGCCACGTTCTTATCCCGTGTGGCGTCTGAGCCAGGCTTCATGAACCAGTGAGCCGACAGGACAGGCGTCTTGAACGCTCGGAGGGATCCACGCACGATGCCGTCGAGTCGCTTCATGCGATACCATTCGGTAACGCCGAGCTTGTCACGGAGCTTCGGGTTCCACTCCTCACGCGTCCAGGAAGTCCAGGGGGAAGGCGAACTGTAGCCAATCTCAGGACCAACAGCCACCGTCTCTGCCATGATGACGACGTTGTCGTCTGTCACGTCGACGAGCTCGTACGCTTCCAGGAGTTCAGTCAGAGCGACCGATCCTGGATCACCTGCCGGTGGCAACTCGAAGAGCGTGCCTTGGTCGCTCATTTAGAACTCCAGTTCATCGTAGTTGAAGTATCCACCTGTAGAACTCTCAGCTGCAAACAATCCACGATCGGACTCAGTCATGTTAACCCCTTGGTATAGGTCAGTCAACCGACTGTTGCAGCCGAGCTTAACGATGTGCATCAGACCGTAACGCAAGGCATCCAAAGCGTGGTCCGCATGCTTCTTCGCCTGCTCACGTACGTTCTGTTCCGGTCGAGTGTCAGGCGCACGGTAGTTGTTGAACTCGTAGATGAGGTTCTTACACGAGTGGTCAATGAAAAGCTTCGGCTGCTTCTTAGGTGTGCCGTACTCGTCCACGACAACCAGCGATCCTGATGGCGTGAAGACGTCCTGAAGCTTGAGGAAGGACTTGACGAGGTCTACTCCCTCTCGCCAGTTCTTCTTCGCTTCAGGCTCCGCGAACGCCGGAACGAGGTTCTCTGAGATGGACGCACATGCTTCAGGGTCGGCTGCGTCCCCGAAAGCCAGATCGAGATGGTACCCTTCCGGCTGTGGAAGGTTCCTAATGAAAGCGATGTGCTCCGCCAGTTGCATGTAAGGCTTGTAGTGCTCTCGCCATACGTATACGTTATCCTGAGGGTCAATTTGGAAGAAGACCCACGCCCACGGGTTAGTGTAGCCAGGGTCGTAACCCACGTAGGAATCCCAGGCGGGATTGAACTTGACATCCGTGACATGGACGTTCTCCTGGAACTCTCCGTAGATCTTGCCTACGAACGCGGAGAAGTCGGCACCATACTCCTGAAGGAACCACTCGTGAGCAGTCGTTCGCTCCACGAGCTTGATCTCCGAATCTTCACGGCCATCAGGGTACACGTATGGATTTTCCCAGGAAGGGAACTGCCATGACTCGAAATCGGGTTCACTCGGATCACGGCCCACCTGCCACAGAGCGTGAAGCCAGTTGTAACCCTCAGGTGTTGTAGGGAATGTGGCATGGCCCCTGTTGTCAGCAAGAGCAGCTCGAACGTATCGCTCCCAGGTGTCCTTCTTATGCTTCGCAGCTTCGGACATGATTGCAAAGTCGAGCTTCTCACCAACCAGGTTCTCAGGGTGATCTGCAGAGCGACATTCGATACGCGTCTGCCAAGGGAACTCAATATACATTTCCCCGGAGCGCTTGTTGTACGCTTTCTTGACTCGCTTGTTCTTTCCGAACTCGAGCTGGAGGATGAAGAGATCCCAAAGGACGCGGAACTCCTTCTCCGCCAGGTCATACGTCGGCCCCACAATCCAGCCGCGACGCTTCGGGTACATCAGTCCCGGCGCCTCGTCCATCGATGACATACGCGACTTACCGAATCGCCGACCACAAACGGGAATGCGAAAGCGTGCTTCCGAGTCATGGAAGAGCCACTGCAGGCGGTGCGGCTCGTAGCCTACTGACTGGAAGAACTTCCGCTTGTCAATGGTCGGCATGGCTAGTCACATTCTGTCGGAACAGGAAGCGGCGGGTTCGCTGCTCGTACAGCATCGTCGCGATTGAGAAGGTCGATGTACTCAGTGATAGCTGCCTGACGCTTGGTAGGGTCAGTCTCACCACTAACGAGTACCTGCAACGTCTTCTTGAACTGTACACGCTCAGCGTCTGCAACGTCAGCACGTGCCTTCGTTGCAGCGGCATCACGAGACATGTACCCCGACAAGCACTCCTTCGTACGGAAGTTATCGACGTACAGGACTAGCGAGGCTACGGATAGCACGGCGACTACGCACCATAGCCCGATGCTTTTCACTACGTCCACGCTTCCTCCTCAAGAGCTCGACTGTCGCTCCGACAGCGTACCCGCCTCCGCTAATTACAATTGCCCAGGTGGCAACTTGCTCTCCGTATGTCATCGTCACTCTTTCGGTTTGGGTAAAGGCGGAAAGACCGCCAGCCAAGTCCCCGTTGGAATACCCAAGAGCCACGCTTGAGGCTGCTCGCCGTTCTTGAACAGATACACGAATAGCGAAGCCGCTACGACAACGCCCCAGACACAGAGTATAGTTGTCAGGAACCTGATCTTGTACTGATCGATCGTCACTGCGGCTCCCTACCGTGTTTAACAACCTCCTAGAGCCGCCCCAGACTCCACACGCCTGATCTTGTCCTGCGCTGCGAAACTGTTCACCGAGTGGCGAACTTGTTTGGGGCGAGCCGGTTAGGATAGGTTCCTTAGGACGTCAGCTCGTTCTTCAAGCCTCGTTAAATAAACGAGTATAGACAGGTTAGAAAGCTGGTTAGACCTCTTGCCTTAGCGGGAGCAACCCTAGTCTTCGGGTCTTGTTAGCTCGAGGTCTAACCAGCGATCTATTACTTCGACTTCCCGCCCGAGCGGCTTCCGGTCTTCATGCCCGTGCTCTTGGCCGGAACGGCCTTGGACTTGCCCTTCGAGATCGCCTTGGCCGAGGTACCCTTGGCGAACATCGGCTGGGCTTTCGCCGGAACCGTCTTGGCCGGGATGCCCTTGACCGGCATCGAGTTCTTGGTAGTACCCTTCTTCGCTGCCATTACACCCGCCTCTTTAGTGGACCGTCTACCATCGTCTCTTCGTACAGCTTCGCCCACGGGTCACGACCATCAGCACCCTGACCCGCAGCGTTCGCGCGGTTGAGGATCTCGATGGACGCCTTCAGCCGGACTTGCTCGGTCTCACCGTTGAGGGCAAGCTTGACCAGGGTCTGCGCAGCCATGGGAGCGTTCGTCCGCATGATGCGATTCGCCTGGTCAGTCGGCGACTCGGGACCATTCGCAGAATGGATGCCCGTTGCGCGCTCGAGGTTGAGGTTCGCAAGCTCGTCGTCAGTCACCCATGCCTTCTGTCGTTCCAAGGCTTTGGTGTACTCTTCGTCGTCCATCTGGACCCCCTCTCTGTCATGATTATATCACAGGAGGGCTTAATTCCGCAAGAGGGAGGTATAACAAGGTAACACTTGAAAATTCGCTAGTTTCCATTACACCGTAGGTCATGTTCTACAAGGTAACACTTCAATTTTGTCAAGTTTATATACACACGTAGGGGGCTGGCAAGATCCATATTTTTGCATTATAATATAGTTAGAACGAAAAAGAAAAACACACCCAAACTGAAAGGACACACCATGAACGAGAACGTGATCAACGAGGTTGTCGAGATCCAGGACCAGGATCTCTTCACCGGGGACCCGGCTGAGCTGGAGTCGGAGACGGAACTCACCGTGGAGGACATCGTCGCGGAGATCGTCGGATCCGCTGAGAGTCTGTCGGGGTACCAGATCATCACGTTGACCAACGCGGTGATCAAGGCCGCGGGGGGTACGAAGGTCCTGCCCACGCAGATGGGGTACATCTACGGGAGCAAGGGAATGATCGCGAAGCGTACGAAGGGTATGGCTGGGAAGGACATCAGGTACACGAACGAGGAGGCCATCGCTTGGATCACCAAGAAGGCCTCGAAGGACATCTAGGGTAGGGGGCCCCCGTAGGGGCCCCTATACACCCGGGGGTAGATACCCTGGGGGGTATATAGGCCGGGGGTCTATATACGCCCTAGGATACCTATACAGGGTATCGTGACTAGGAGGACACTATGTCCGTCATGACTGACACGTACATCGAGGAACTCGCGAACGGGTACGTACCGCGGGCAGGGTCCGAGGAATCGGCGGCCTGGAAGCAGGAGTCGGTGCGGGACTACACGTGGGCACTCACGGAGTGGGCCCGGATCCGGGAGGCCGTGCAGTCGGTGGACCTGACGAAGGTGGGGGCCTGATGTTCCAGTGGGGTGTGTGTGACTGCGGGCAGGATTACGACCAGCTGTACCCGGCACAGATGGGAGGGGTGATCTACTGGTTCTCCCTGGACTGTTGGTACAGGATGTACATGGGTTAGGCAGCTTATGAGGGAACCGTGCTAGGAGTACGGGGCCTTCATTGGGTACCTAACAGAGGAGTCGGTATGAAGATCTTCATGGCAACAGTCACCGCGATCGGGACCCTGCTCGCCTCACAACTCCACACGGTTGGGGCTGGCATGGAGCAGGTAGGACGGGCAGTCGGGAAGCCGTTCGTCGGAGTGCACGTCTGGAAGGAGTACCAGAAGCACTACGTGGACTGTGAGGACGTCGAGACGAACGGGCCGTGTGTGACGTTCGACGATGTGCCGGGAGGGTGGGTCATGATCACCCAGTACGAGCCGGTCTTCAAGGAACACCGCATCCGGCCGCCACACAAGCACGCCGACGGCACCTACACGTTGAGGTAAGGGGTAACAAGGGAGCAGGTGTTAGCCAATAGCATCTGCTCCCAGTTCCCGGGAGTTAGAAGTACGATATATTGTATTTGCAACTCTCTTAACTACGGGGTGGTTTTACCTAGGTGGGAAATGAAGGAGAACGTCAGTAGATATCACTACATACAGTATATAACATAACCCTATAATACTAAAAGCCGTATTTGGATTCGTAAAGTGTAAATAGACACTTGGTTAGCGAATGAGGTCGATTTGAGACCGGTTTGCGGTATGAATAGACCGATTTTCCGCATAGTGTTCTGCAGAGGGTTTTAGGTACGAGTCCGGCCAATAAGGCGGATTATGAGACCAAAACCGTCTGGGGTACATTAGAATCGTAAGTGCCTTCACAAGGGTGTCAAACGAATCAAACGTAACCCAGGTAAAAGTCCAGCGGATCGAACGTGAAGTCCGATGGGTATCGAGGTTATAATAATTACCAGGGGAAAGGAGATAGCAAATGGCTATCGTACTAGTCACGACGGCAATCGATCCGAGTCGAGTCGGGCTCACGTACAAGATCGAGATGCCGGAGTACGCACTCGAGACGTGGTGGGAGGGGAACCTGCAGGCCAAGAACGCAGTCGGCGAGGTCTTCACTACGGGCAAGGTCAAGGGTGCCAACACGGCGGTCACGATCGTGCATGAGGGCGACGGGCGTGTGGAGTCCTGGGCGATCAACTTCACCTGGTCACAACTGCAGGCGCTGTTGGCAAAGGCCGACAGAGACTACAACGAGAACACGGGGCTTCCGGGCAGGCCTGAGAAGCGTGTGCTGGTCGCATCGACGTCCAAAGAGCGGCGGACGGGCGCGCTGGCAGGGAAGCAGGTTTCGTACTAAAAATAAAAGTCGACGGAGGCTTGAAAAGCACCTAGAGGTCCGCAGTATAATTAAAAATAAACCGCAAAACCTAAAAGGAGGGCGTCGTGCCCGCACTGACCAAAAAGCAGCTCGAGGACAAGGTACGCGAGATCCAGCTTCGTCGACTGCGGTCGATGGATTCGCTAGTTCGGAAGGGCAACCACGAGGTTCCGAACAAGAAGAAGTCGAAGCCGCTCGGGTACAAGATGCAGAACACCTTCGCGAACAACCTCGCTGGACTACCGGGCGGAACGCGAATCCAAGCGATCAGCGAACGGAAGATGGTCGACGCTCCGAACACGGGGTGCAAGGTTCGAAAAGAGGGAATCGGCGTCTTGAGGTCGGCGAGGAACGCGAACACCACACAGGGGTCGTACTTCAGGTCAGTGGTGAAGGATGAGACGGGCGCTGTGGTTTCAGACGCTCAGGGGCGAAAGGGGTTCGGACTGTGAGCGAGTACGGATACACGGAGATCACGTACCTCACCTCAGGGTTGAAGATCTCGGAGCTGAACGACGACGGGTACTACGAGGTCAAGGATGGTGAAGACACTGTCTGCATCTCGGAGGCGGCTCTGCGGCAGCTTGTCGAGTTCGCGAGGGCACGATGAAGTGGTGGCTCATCAGGAAGCTGCTCGGACGCGAAGCAACCCCCGTCGTGTGGAGTCTGAGAGAGACGGCCGGGGACGTTCGCGTACCACTGCAATACAAGAAGCAACTGTGGAACCTGGCGGAGAGGTTCACGTCATGAGTGTTCGAATCAAGTTGACGATCGAGGTCGAGGACGGGTTCACGATCGAGGACCTGAAAGAGTGGGTTGCGGCGGAGGACGAGATCGCCTCGGGTAAGGGTCAGGGGATCGCTGCTGTGTTCGTCAAGCCGTCGGACATCTACGAGCACCTGCTGCAGTCGGGTTTCGAGTTCAAGGTCACCGAAGAGGAGATGACCGAATGATCGGGCAGGAGACCGCGCTGCGGAAGCAGTACCGCGACGGCAAGATGCTCTTGGACGAGTACATTCACGAGTTGCTTCGACTGAAGCCGAGCATTGTGTGCGTTGACGAAGTTCAGGAACTCGTACTCCAGGAGCTGGTGCGAGAGGTCGACCTGGACGGATGCAGATGTAGGATCGTGGTGGCCGATAGGGTCGCGAAGAAGTACGCGCGGGTACTGGTGCAGCTGGCGGACGAGATGGGGTCATGCACATGCGGTGGATGCTGATCAAGTGGCTGCTGGGTCACTACGGGTGGATCATTCGAGGTGCACTGAACATGTACGGCGACGAGGTCGGTAAGAGCCTCCGCGATCCGGCAGTTCTTGGTGAGGAGCACAAGATGTACTTCATCGAGTCCATCCAGATCGAGTACATGATTCGGAAGCTGGGCTGATGTACTACGCCGAGGCGGACCAGAGAACGGTATTCACGTCACTGAATGAGATCTTGGCTGGGAACTACGTCAAGGCCAAGCTCGACGGCGGACGGCCAACGAGTGCCGAGCATCAGGCGTACCTGAAGGTGATGGACGGCCTGGACCACACGGACAACTGTTTCTGCGACTTCTGTAACTTGGGTCGCGAATACTACATGCCGGAGGCATGATGGACGCGGAAGAGCACGCGAACACGGAGTTCACGCTCAAGATGGATGTCGACCAGTGGGCACTGGTAACAGGCATTCTGCAGGAGAAGGTCGAATCCGGCGAACTGATGCCGGAAGAGGTACAGACGCTCAAGGAGCTGAAGACCATCCGAACTCGCTGATCTTTGTTCGGCAGCGCCTAGGGCGTTGTCGTTCATGGACCAACGACGAAAGGAACGTCAATGGAAGACTGGGATCGCCACGTGCGAGCGACGGACGAGAGTCGGGCGCTGGACAGCAGCCTGACGGAACTGCGAAAGACGCTGCGGAAGCAGATCGCCCTGAACGACGTGAAGCGAGATGCTGCGGAGATTGTGCGGCAGGCAGAGGATCGAGCCACGCTCGCCAAGGACTGGCAGCCCCACGTGCCCGTCGAGCATGCTCAGGATGGCATCTGCAGTATCTGCTGGTGGGATCTGGACGACTACCCGCGCGGCTTGCACCTCAAGCGTGTGGAGTTCGGGAAGGCCGGCACGCACGTCGAGGGTAACAAGGTGACGTACGTGGTGGCGAAGCATAGCCTCACGTACTCCGAGACCTGGCGGATCGTGCAGACGGACCACGAGCCGGACAGCGACAAGACGTACCTGGAGCGTCAGGGCTTCAAGGACCGTGAGGGCAACTGGTGGCTGCTCTGGCACAACCTGTACGAGACGGTCGACAGGGCTAGCGAGCAGGTCGCCAAGGATGTCCAGGAAGGTCTCGAGGACGAGTACTACCGAGACACGAACTTCTTCCACGGCGAACTGTGAACGAGGAAGAAGTTCGCAGGAAGCACAAGATCGAGATCCGTGAACATCCGGATCGCGGTTGGCAGGCCAAGTGTTCGTGCGACAAGTACCACAGCTCCTGGAAGGAATACCGCGGCGCTGTTGTGTCGACGGGTCGCATCCACGTGCAGAGGGAAGTGGACAAGAATGAAAAAAGTCGAGGAACTGGGTCGTAAGGTCAGCGACATGTTCATGGAGGCGCCGGATCCGACGACGCTGGGTCAGATCGTTCGGGGGATCAACGTCGAACTGGATCGGCTCGCCAAGGAGATCAGCGGCGTTCGGGCCGACGAGCTGTCGGACGAGAATCAGGAGAGCAAGCCGATCGTGCTCCTGTTCTGGCAGATTCGTTCGGAGCTGATCGCTAAGGTGCTCCACGAGGCTGCCGCACAGCAGACGTACTACAAGGAGTTGGACCGGTGACGCGATTCAGAGTCGAGTTCGAGGTCGCTGTCAGGGACGATGACCAGGAGGCGTTGCAGAAGTTCGCTTCTGACCTCAACCACTTCCTCGGTGCCAACGTTCCTGCACTGTCGGGCTGGGCGAAGTCAGGCCAGCCTGAGAGGATCGAGCGTGTGCCCGGTCTGCTCGAGTCGAAGCCGATCGATCCGAGGTGGACAGCGATCCTTCTTCGAATCGAGGAGATGATCGCCGAAGGTCGCGTGCAGCAGCGACGTAGCTCCGCGTTGACGTCAGGTGCTTCGGGTGCACACAAGGGCTCGATGTTCTGTCACGTCTGGCTGTACGAGGACAGGGCGCTCGAGACGAAGTCGCTGTACATCGTCAGTGCGCACGAAGACCACCGTGGCCGTATGGGCGTGACCGTCGAAGGTCCTTTCGACGACGCCAGCGACAAGTACTGGAACGACATGGCTCGGAATGACAAGAGGAACGGTAACGCGATCGTCACGGGTGACTGGGTTCACCGTACGGTCTCTCGCGATGACGGTCGGGCGCGGCCGGCCCACCGCGGTCACGGCGGCGCGGAGTTCAAGTTCAACCTGTATGACAAGGAGCACGCGGAGAAGCTGGACGCTCGCGGGTTCACTGTCGAACAGGCAGACGACGGCGAGTGGTACTTGACGAGCCACAACGTCTGGCACCAGGGTAAGATTCCGCTGAAGCATCGTCACCTGTTCGAGATCAACGCTCGGATGGTGAAGGGCTTCAATCCGAGTGTGAACCTCTAAAAGATCTTCAAAAATTCCCTTGCGAGATCCTAGTTTTCCCATGTATAATTAATTTAGACAGGAAGAACTGCGGAGGTCGAGGGAAGGTAGAAGTGCCGGCAGAGTGGCTGTTGCAATCCACGCAGGCGATCATGTACACGGGCGGTAACAGTGATGAGATCCTCGCATGGGTCTTGGACTCGCCAATGTACACGCCTGAGAACATCAACGTGACGATCGCGAGTGAAAGCGACGGCGTGTTGACGTTGCACTTCGACATGTATAGCGGTACGTACGTCGCAGATGTACCGTATACAGTAGGCGATTGGGTCATCAGGAGCCAACAAGGTCCTGGATCTCCGTCGGATGTGATTCCTGGCACAGCGGTTACGGTGACTCCTGCGAACGTCAAGCAGTACCACATCTAAGGAGGTGATGGATATGGGAGATCGTAAGAACGGCATCATCTGGGCGTAATTAAATGAGCTAGGCCGGCGCGATCGTCATGTAACACTCCTACCAGTACAAATTGAATAAGCATACTTATCATATCCCATTCCTACTAGAGGCGCCCCCGTACGCTGAGACTGACTTGGTCAGATCAAATGGTAGCGTATTAGTTGTAGGTTCGAATCCTACCGGGGGCACGTAATAGAAAGGAGGTAATATGAACGACTGGGATCAGGCTATCGTAGACAGCTACGAGGACTACGACGGTCCTACACAGGCAACCGATGAGCGCATGGCGTACTTGAAGTTCCTGCGCGATGTTGTCTTTCCTGCGAATCCGCACTTGGTACGCGTGACTTGTCACAAGTATCCAGAGTACGGAACCTTGTCCGTAGGTGAGTTGGAATCGCTCATCGACAACGAGGGTTGGAGCCCTCAGATGTTGGACAAGCTGGCCCAAGAGGTTGTGGAGCAAAACATGTTCCCGGAGATCAGCATTCCGCGAGCAAGTGATCACTACCAGTTCGAGTACAAGGAGAGCAAGAAAATGAAGAGTGCCGAGTGGTACCGTACACAGGCCGAGAAGATGCTCGAGCAGGCAGCCAAGGTCGAGAGCGTGCCGACGGAGGACATCTTCGAGGACGGTTCCGTGATCACCTTCGAGAAGACCTTCGGTGCACGTCAGGGAGGTTCGACCTACCGCTACGCGGCGATCAAGACCGAACTGGGCTGGTCGCTGAGCGGGCAGCGCAACGTCGGCAAGTTCCTGACCTGGACCGAGATGATCGAGTTCATCGGCTTCGACGGCGTCGAGAGCATCATGGTCAGGTTCTCTGCGATGAGCTTGAAGGAGTACGTCAAGGCGGCGCTCGAAGTCGAGGGGCTGGACGCGACCTCCGTCGACGACATCTAGTGATTACGGATCACAAGTTCCGCCCCCACCGCCACGCCGTAGATCGCGGTCAGAGGACGGACTTCGATCACTGTGGTTACATGAACTGCTTGCAAAGTCCGTCTGAACACCTCACGAGAACGAAGGTTTCGCATCATGAAGAACAACGAACTGGCCGAGATCCTGATGGCGGACGCTGACGAGAACGGTGAGCGTGAGGTCGTTCTGAAGACCACCGGCGGGTACATCTACCCGAACTCCACCTACGCCCTGATCGTCGATCCGGCCTGGAAGGAGGAGGACGACAAGCGCCTCCAGATCTGGCCCAACGGGACGATCAAGAAGTAGTGGATAGCTACTGGGCTGGTACCTGGTATCGCTACTACGACAACAAGAAGATCCTCGTCACGAAGACGGTATTCGACGAGGAAGAGGCTTGCGGGTACGTCCACTACCAGTACTTCGGGACGATCGGCAAGCTAGTCTACGGCAAGTCCAAGTACGAAGCCTTCAGGAAGAAGTTCGGACGTGAACCCTTGGAGAGGCCGACTCCTCGGTCAAAGCGAGTACGAGGAAGCCGTACGAACTAGAACGTGGCCTGAGCCGTACGAGGTCAAGACAGAACTAGGCACAGCAATCGACGGTCGTCGCGGTTACGTTCAGTGGGCATTGAACGAGCATGGTGACGGACTGTTCAACAGTACTAACGCAGGCTCGACCGGTTCCGACCGGCAATTGCATTAATCCCTTCCCGTGCAGTATACCAGGAAGGGCTCTCCAGATCCTGTGCCAGCAGGACGCCTTACATCTCAGGCAACTGGAAGTGCAGGTTCGATTCCTGCCTGGAGAGCTTCACAAATGTCCACGGAAGGACGCCAATGAAGTACACACCGAAGATCCTCTTCGGCACCATTGTGGGTGTTGGCCTCGCGCCAGCAGTCGCTGTGGGGCTGTCGTTCGGATCGGCTGGCAACAGTCCGGTTTCTCACGACGTGTCGCAGATCGGATCGCCTTCGCCGACTCCTACGGCGTCGCTCAAACTCCACGCGGGCGCGGTTCACACCGTGCCGACCAAGCACACCCCTTCGAAGGTGGTGATCAAGACCAGTGCAACCACTTCCGCAAAGCGACTCACCGCGGTCGCAAACGTCGACCCTACTCCGTCGCCTACGGACAGCGACGTCGACACTCGTCCAGTCGCGACGTACACGCCACCTTACCGTGAGCCCGTCACAGATCCCACCGGATCTCCTTCTCCGCGTGAAGCAACTTCGGCCGAAGGAGGACCTAACGGACCTGCTGCGCCTCCGGTTGTTGCTGGCTCAACCAACTGATCAGCCGGACATCGACCTGATCAAAAAATTTCTTCAGGAAGATGCTTGAGAGGTCCGAAGGACATGCGCTATAATTAATGTATAGCGCAGAGCGAGGAGGTTTCAATGGATGCTGACATCGAGGCGGTCTTCGATGACGAGATCGCTAAGGAGCACGAGCGCAACGACAAGTCGCAGAAGTGGTACTTCACCTTCGG